CTTTGACCTAATTTATTTTTCAGTCAAACCATTTGTCTATAACCCAACGCAACAATCTAGATTTGATCTAACGAACTACTGGGTAAATTTTTCCCAACTTGGTTTATTTAATATAATATCTCAGATTCAGACTGCTTTACTTTATAAGGATCGCATGTTTGAGAAGACTAACATTGGGAACAACACTGTATCACAAACGTCTAACAACCCAAATTATTTGGCCGCCTTTGCTTCATACAATAACGCTGTTCGTGTATTACAGGAGACACTAACAGACATAACATACATTTGGGACACCACAAAATTCGAAAACACGTACGCATTAACATGGGTTCCCTGATAGTTCCTAAACGTAAAAACCTAAAACCAAACCGACCGTTACAAATCAAAATGACTTACTACTACAGAAACAACACTAGCCTTTCATCTTACATGAAGGCAGTAACTATACAAAATGATCAATGGTATTTAAACAATGAACTCTCAGACCTTATCGGGGTTCTACAACAAGTAAACTTTTCATCACGCGCATCTCGAAACATTGGAATTGCTCAATTGGATTCGTTAGTATCAGTTCATCCTTACCGAATCACTGGCTCTTCTGCGCAGGCAACTGGTGACATCAGGTTTTCCTTTCAAGGTAACGGTGCGTCTCCAATCGCTGCTGTCAATATTGCCTATATCGTCGTTAATGCTTCTCGAAACGGTTGGGCAATGGCCTTACAACAAATACGCAGCGCATTGAATTACGCAGATCGTAACAATGAAAAGACTATGTTAACCGATGGTTCCGCAAATGAGCAAACTGAGTCCGTCAATGCTCCAGACCCTGAGTTAGTCCGCTCTCAGTACAATGATGCCTCACAATCATTTCGCTTTGGTGTTGCCTCACTGAACCAGCTCATGAAAGCCGGTACTGGTACTTACAATGTTTTGACCTTCGAAAAAGAAATGGGTTTAGAGTGGTCCACTAGCACTCAATCCCCAATAGCTTCCGTTTTTAGTATTTTGGCCTTAGAGAACGAAGCTTCTGCACAGAACCAAGATTAAATTTGTGCAAGGTTTATTTTAAATTTTTCTTTCCT